TTTAATAAACTCACCTTGTGTTTCATATAATGTAACTGTTTTACTATTTGAAACTGCTGATCTAATAAAAGCAGTCGCACCACTCCTTTGTCCTTTAATAAATGTTGGGACAGAAAGTGTGTGTGGTTGGTTTAATGTAAGTGTGGTAAATGACTGAACATCATACAAAGAAAGTCCCCACTGGTTTAAATCGGCATTTGCAGTATCATACGCACCCGATTCAATTCTAAAATCATAAACTCTCGCTAAACCAATTTCATTTCCAGGAGGATCATCAGCATCGTCAATTGGACCTACCCTCTCATCTCTTAAACTTAAAACATACGTGCTTCCGATGCCAACTGAGGGAGTTCTATTAACATTATTAACTTTAAGCGTTGGTCCTGTGTTGTAAATTATAGATTGATCTTCAATTGTATTAGTTGTTCTTGGTTTTTCAACATCGAGATATGTTGCATCTATAGTTTCAATATCATAACCTCTGACAAATGCTCTACCTGCAGACACTCTGTAAAGAGCTAGATCATCAGATGGAACAGAACCTCCATACGTGAATTGACCTGCATTATATACACCATTATTTCCCAAATTATCATTCAGGGACTCTTTCATGGTGACATCAAAAGGTGTCACATAATAATCACCTGATTCTGCAAAAGTTCTCCTTGCAAGAACGTCAGTAATATCTTTATATCCGGTTCCTCCACCAAGACCACCTTTAACATTCTTAGTTCTTAAAGTGCCGTTGGTAACAGTTGCCAATTCAACGAATGATCCGTCATCAAAATCATCAACAGATTTTTTAACCAAAAAGGTGCTAATCTTGAGTCTATCTGCACCGGGAGCAGCATAGTTGTTAAACCCTTGAGAATTGTCGTTAAGGGTTTCGTCTAAGTCTGCCGTGATAATTTCTTCATTTACAGCCAGTCCAACCCTGTAACTAGAGTTAGTTCCATACTGATCAAGAATTAAAGTCTCGCTGTCAACATTTACAAAGTTTCCTCTAATAAAGTAAATACCGTTTTGAATCTGAAATGATGTTCCAGTTTGTGCTGCTTCATTAGAGAGTGTCAGTGCAAAAGGAGCACCAACTGAGATAGTGCTGTTTCCTAAGAGACCTGACGTGATAATTTCATTACACGCTAATTCCTCAGCATCGAAAAATGTTTGAGTAGAATTATTAGTAGTGCTTGAGTCAAGATAGTTAATATAAAGAGTAAGATTTCCTCTTTCAGAGTCTTCAGGAAGAAGAACCTTATCAACGAATGCAGTTACGCCCGAAGTAAGACCTGTGATTTTGGTTCCTATTAATTGCTCAGCGTATGCTGAAACAGGAACACCCTGAAAATTATTAACTAACTGAACACAATAATATCTTCTGTTATAACCTGTATTACCAGGAATAACCTTCTCACCTTCTTTAAAGAAATGCTGACCAAATCTTTCGATTTGATTTTGCAGAATCGATTGAAGAGTGGTTAATTCTCTTGCCTGAACTGGATATCCAGGTTTAAACAGCACCCTATGGTAATCATTTACCGGGTCAAAATCATCAAAATATGGTCTTTTTGGTTAGCGGACCTTGTAATAGAAGGTCTGTTATCAACGTATACGATGTCTCCTGCATATTTTTTCACTTCTGCAGGAGCAATACCATCCGTAAAAGTAAGACCAAGATTATATGTCCTACTATTTATTGTGGTTTGAATACCGCTGAAGTTTGAATCAATTTGCAAATCAACCCCTGAGGTAGGAGTAATTGTTAAACTACCACCTGTGCCAGGAGAGGAAGTAAACTCAGTTAAATCATATCCATATGTAGGAGATGTTTGTGCAGTTCCAACAGTATTGAATCCTGCTACAGTTCTATCTTGCCAATATTTTAAAACACCTGTTGTCTGGTTATAACTGATAACTCTTCCTTGAGCAGTTGTACCAGTAGAAACAGTTTGAGTAAAGTAAGAGTCTGCTGTAAAGGATGCAGAACTATATCCTGCACCTGCTAATCTAAGAGCACCAACTGCACTTGCTTTATCTGAGGACAAAAGTGAATTATCTGTGGTTCTTGGATTCTCTACAACACCAACTCTAGCGATTTGGTTTCCTGTAATAAAGTCAGGATTTTCAATATCATTTTCAATTCTAGAGTAGAGGAGAACGTTTGTAGCACCTAGTTCTCTGTAAATGTCTGCACCATGACCACCAGTTGGAGATATGATCACATCAAAAGTTGGTCTAGTTGTTCCAGTTGGAACGTTACCACCTACTAAATCAACGTTAGCAAAAGTATATCCCGATCCTTGATTAGTGATCGTGATGGAATCAATTCTTTGATCATTAGTTGTCACAATTGTACATTCTGCTCCAGTTCCATCACCTCTGATTGGAACGTTAGCATATCTTGTTGCACCGACTGGACCAACTCCTGCACCTCTATCTGTAATGGTTGCAATTTTGATTGAACCATCTACAGCATTATCTCTAACTGCTGCATTTTCAGTTCCAGTTGTCCAGTCTTGAGGAACTGGCATGAAGTCAGTTGATTCAAATTTTACAATCTCACTAGGTTTGATTGAATACAAATATTTCCAAATATATCCATCACCACTAGTTCCAGCAGATCTTGGTTCAAGATCTGTGAAGGTGGGTTCATCTAGAGATGGTTTTCCATTTGGAGTGTCAGGAGACATTCCATTTTGCAAACAAACATATACTCTGAAGTCACTATTAATTACAAAGTAAGATGCTGAATATAAGTTTGTAGCACCACTTACTTTAGCAGTATTAGATCTGCTATAATCATGACGGTACATATCATAAGTCGTTCCAGAGGACCAACTTCTCTTGGTGACAACTTGCCTTACATCTTGAGAGTTGATCTTCTTAAGAGCAACCATAGAATCCCAATATTGATTCTCCTCATCAAAGTTATCTTTTGGTGAGGGAGGATCTTGATCCCATGTCGAAAGAAAGTCAGAGGCGTTGGTCAGTCCAATGAAGGTATAATATGCATTCGTAGATGTAGTAACACCACTAACAAAATTCTTAGCATTTAATATCCTAATCTGATCAGTAATTATCGCAGCCATTTTGGACAGAGTTTTTCTTTATTTATCAATAATTTACTGACGGTTTGTCACCATTCTATTTGTTCTAGGATATTTGACACCATCGGTTGTTGATTTCCTAGAACTGTAAGAGTATCTAGGAATAGTTACTCCAGTTTCAGTTCTTTCTTTATTGTAAAAAAGGTAGTTGTTTCCAGCACCTTGAATATCTGTATTATCTGTAAAACCACCACTAGTTGTAGTCATTTGACTTGTTTTTCGATGTTGTATTAAATACTCTTCGATATCATTTTGATTCATATTTGGATACTGTTCAAGTAAACATGCTAGGACACCACAAACTTGAGGAGATGCCATACTTGTACCAGTATATTTCGCTAGTTTATATGAGGAATCTCTACTATCATTTACAGTTGTTACTGAACCTCCAGAGATAGTCCCATCATTGACAGTAGAAATTATGTTTGTCCCAGGAGCAAATATATCTACTCTTGGTCCACAATTACTAGTGGTTCTTTTAGATTCATTTTTTAATGAACTAACTGCACCTACACATATAGAAAGTCTTTGTCCACCGACACCAGATTTTGTAGCAGCAACGTTCCAACTGCCTCTGTGGTAATTATATCCCGTACCAGAATGAGTTATAGAGTTGTCATAATCAGTGCCACCTTCGATATCTATTTTTGATGAGTCATTTCCCGCTGAACCAACAAAAATTATTCCAGCATCTACACAATCCTCAACATCTGCAACAAGAGATGTGATATATGCACTTACAAAAACGTTTGTTGAAGTATAATCTACTATACCAAATCCATTTAAATCTGAATCAGAAAATGGAGTCGAAGAACTTGTACTACCTCTATATGTAATACTAGAAATAGAAGATCTTGTTAGTTGATAATATGATGCCCAACTATTGTTGACAATTGTTGGATTAACCCTTCCAGTGCTTGAGTTTACTGTTTTTTGATTATGCCACGCTAAAATATACTCAAAAAGATATTGATTTGCAATTTCATCTGAACCACCAGAATAGGGACTTATATAGTAAATGTTTGAATCTCTTGCCCAACCTTGGGTATTTCCTGCAACTGTCCCTGCAACATGCATTCCATGATTATCACTAGCATTATCTAGATCATCTCCTGATCTATATGGATAACTTCCATTAGACCCTCCAGTAACTTCATTTGTTAGAGAAAACCAATTAAATTGTTCAACTCTAGTTCCACCTGAACCATCAGAATTAACCGCAAATTCTGGATGACCAGTATCTAGATGACCATCAACAATAAGAACATCCACATTTTTTCCTGAAGATGTTGTTGTGACAGTGGCACTAGCATCTGAGGTATCGTCAGAACCCCAATTTGTCACCTGAGTTCCTCTAACGCATCTATATAACCCCCAATTTCTATTAGTATTTGCTACGGAAGAACTTTTGTCCCAATCGGATGAAGTTTGCACCCACGATGGTCTTACCTGAATGGAGTCTAATAGAGATTGTTTATCAATTGCTATGACTCTTTCATCTTCTAGTAAAGATTCAACTTCACTATCCTCTAAATCATATCCTGTGTTTCTACTAATAGGTCTTCTGTCATAACAAGTTACTTTTCTATTTGGTATGGTAGAACTTCCACCGCTGGTTTCCATCTCATTATAAAATGAGTCGATGTCAGTTCCTTTTTTAACTGTAACTACGTACTGTGTCATTAACCTTCAATCCTAACTACAGATAATGTAACAGTAATATTTGCAGATTCTGTTTCATTATTAGTTACTGCTGCATAAACCGTGCTTCCCACAGAAACATCATTATTCCATCCAATGACTCCAGGAGTCATTAAGAAAGTGCTTATACCAGTAGTTTCTGTACGAACCTCTGCAATCAACCCAGACCCTGCCGCAGGGTCCACCAAATAAGATCTATTAGCATCTGAGGTTCTTGACGCTTCATCAACATAAAGTCTTACCCATGCAGCACTACTAATCCCAACCTTTAATAATCCATAAGACTTATGTGCTGTAATACTTATATTAGTTGTAGTGCCTATTCCGATAGATCCTGTTGCTGCAGACACATCCGATCTACTGGGTCCAGTTAATGAAGATCCGTCACCATAATAGACTGCAGCAGATCCAGTGCTTGAACCAAATGATTGACCGGATCCAACCTGAACACTACCAGTGCAGGTTGAAGTTCCAGTGACACTTATACCACCACCAGTAGTTTCAAGTTTTAAAACACCACCAGAATATAATTTTGCACCATTAACAGTAAATTTGGCTAATGCAGTTGAAGCTTT